GGTTCTTATAACACTATGGTAGGACAGAACTCTGGCCAACTTGTTGGTAATGGTGACTATAATTCAGTCTTTGGTTTTCAGGCTGGCCGTTACGCAACAGGTTCTTACAACACTTTTGTGGGATATCAATCTGGATATGGACAAACATCTGCTCCGTATGCTTCAGGTACTTCTAACGTTGGTGTTGGATACCGAACTCTTTATTCATTAACAACTGCTGGTGGAAATACAGCACTTGGTAAATCTGCAGGAGATTCTCTCACCACAGGAGGACATAATGTTGCGATAGGTAATAATGCATTAGGAGCTGGAACAACTGCAGCAAATAACGTTGTTATTGGAAGTAGAGCTGCGGATGCGTTTAATGGTAATCAAAATGTTATAATTGGTCAAGATGCAATGGGTACTGCAACAGGAACAACCAATACTGTTATAGTTGGTTTTGCTGCAGGTGGTGCAATGACTAGTGGTGGCCCAAATACCTTAATCGGAGGTTATACCAATGTACATAGTGGTACTGCTGACAATGTAATTTGTCTTGGGTATAATGTTACTAGTACTGCTAATGATAGAGTTCATATCGGTAACAACACAAGCCATATCTATAACGATTACAACTCTAATGCTACTTGGACACATTCATCTGATAGAAGACAGAAGAAAGATATAAAGAAAGATACTCTTGGTTTAGATTTTATAAACGATATTGAACCAGTAACCTTTAAACATAAATCACCAAGTGAGTTTCCAAAGGAATGGAACTCATACGATGAAAATGATACAGAACCAATGGGTGGAGATAAGACGATACATGGTTTAATTGCACAGGATGTTAAGGAAGCATTAGATAAACAAGGTGTGGATACTTTCGGTGGTTGGGATGAGACTCCTGATGGGAGACAACATGTATCTTTTGAAGCATTCGTTCTACCACTTATAAATTCAGTAAAAGAACTTTCTAAAAAGGTTGAAGAACAACAAAAAGAGATAGAAGAACTAAAAAATAAATAAAAAAATCGTATTTCGGATATTTATCTGATATATATTACTATTAATAAACAAAACTAAGGAGTTATTAAAATGGCTGATGAAATTAAATTTACTGATGAAGAGCTGAAGTCTCTTCAAGAGTTAAGTCAAAGTTATCAAAACATTCAAGCGTCTTTCGGACAATTAAAGGTTCAGAAGATTCTTAATCAACAACAAGCTGATGCTTTAGAAGAAGCTGAAGTAAAGATGGATTCTGATTATAAGGAAATTCAAGACAACGAGCGTAAGTTGGTTGAAGAGTTGAATGAAAAGTACGGTCCTGGTCAATTAGACCCACAGACTGGAGTTTTCACACCTGCGCCACCACAAGAAGAAGCTGCTGAAGAAGTAGAACAATCTTAAATAAATCCTTAATCGGTTGTATTTTGAGAATTTTCTTTATATTTATATATAAGAATTTTCATATTAATTTTTTAAACCTTTAAAGGAGAAAACACATGGCAGAGAGAATAGTCAGTCCAGGTGTATTCACTCGTGAGAGAGATTTATCTTTTTTACCTCAAGGAGTATCTGAGATAGGTGCAGCTATAATTGGTCCAACTAATAAAGGCCCAGCTTTTGTACCTACAATTGTAAGAAATTTCGAAGAGTTTGAGAAGATTTTTGGTTCTTATAGTGGTGATTACTATACACCTTTTACAGTTAAAAACTATTTAGATAGTGCAGGAACTGTAACAATAGTCAAAGTTGGATATCTTGGTGGATACAAAGTATCAGGATTCAACTTAGTAATAAGTGGTTCGGGTTCAACAAAATTTGTTGCAGCTCAGTTCTTACCAGCAAAACCAAACAATAGCGGTGAAGGACTAATAAGTGGTTCTTTCAATCAAGCTGCTACTTCAATTTCAGCTAGTGCTTTCAATCTTGTACTAAATGGTGCGAATGCAACTGCTAGTGTTAGTGATTTAACACTACAAGAAACAGGTTCACCTAATGGTGGATTATCAAATGTTTCTTCTAACTTTGTATTAAATAAGATACCATCTGCACCTAATGCACAAAAAATAGGTAGTACAAATGCATCTGCTTACTTGTATAAATTCTTTAGAACAAATCTAAGTGCTTCTTTTGCTAATGGAACAATATCACCAAGTTCTTCTCTATCAATTGAGAATATTGCTGATAATGGTGTTGATTTTGCTTCAGGTACTGAGACAATAGATACTTCTGATGGTAATTATATATCAACCATTAGTGGTAACTCAGATGCAGCTTCTGCTAGAACACCTTTCATTCAAGCACAAGATGGTACTGATTTATTCAGAATCTATACTAGAGGAGCTGGTACAGATACAAATAATCATTACGCAGTAATAAGAGATATTAAGAGACCACAAAATTCTAACTCAAGTCCAGATTACGCTGAATTTGGTTTAGCTATTTACTCTGTAGATGGTAACTTATTAGAAGCTTATAATAATCTAAACATGGATCCTGATTCTTCTAACTATATTGTTAAAGTAATTGGTGACCAGTTTGAAACTGTAAATAATGATGGTGAGATTACTTCTTACGGTGATTATCCTAATCTTTCACAACTTATAAGAATAGGTGACCACAAAGAAGATACATTCGAAAGTAATCCAGCTTTACAACCTATGGGATATGCTTCAGTATTAGACCCAATTAAGTCTACTGCTAGTGTTCCATCAGCTTCTTTTAATCGTAGTCAAACGTTACCTCGTGTTTCTGCTGATTATAAAGAAAACCTACCATATGGATTTAAAATCGATTCTCGTTTTGGTGATGATGAGTTGGCAACAAATAAAGAATATTTGTCTCCAATACCTAAGAGTGAAACTGCTGGTGCAAATGTAGATTTTAGTCTACTGAACATGAAAGGGTTTGGTACTACTGCTAGTTCAGAGTTTACAAAGTACACTAACTTTGCTGTTTCTACAACAAACCTATCAATATCATCTTCAGTACAACAGCTAAAGTTTGCTGTTCCATTTCAGCATGGATTCGATGGTATTAACCCAGCAGCTCCAAAGCATACTGGTACTTCTATTAGTTCTGCTAATACAATGGGATTTGATTGTTCAAGTGCCTCTGCTAGTGGTTCAGTTGCTTACAAGAGAGCTATAAACGCTGTTAGTAATCCTGATGAGTATGATATCAATATGTTGGTAACACCAGGTATTATTCATAAACATCATTCAGTAGTTAGTAACCATGCAATTGATAAGGTAGAAGCTAGAGCTGATGCTTTTTATGTAATGGATGGTTCTGATATTGACGATAATGTTTCTACAGCGGTTAATAATGTGGTTAACATAGATAGTAACTATGTTGCTACTTATTATCCTTGGGTTAAGATGGATGATCCTTCTAAGAGTTCAGGCACTGTTCTTGTACCACCATCAGTAGTAATACCAGGCGTGATTGCTTTCACAGATAGTGTAGCTCATGAGTGGTTTGCTCCTGCTGGATTAAACAGAGGTGGACTAACAAATGTTAGAATGACTAAGAAGAAACTTACTCATACCGATAGAGACCAACTTTACGAAGGTAGAGTCAATCCTATCGCATCCTTTCCAGGTCAAGGTGTAGTTGTATTCGGACAGAAAACACTACAAGCTAAACCATCTGCTTTGGATAGAATCAACGTAAGAAGACTATTAATCAGACTAAAGAAGTTTATTGCTTCTTCAAGCAGATTCTTAGTATTCGAACAAAACGATTCATCTACAAGAAGCAGATTCTTAAATATAGTTAATCCGTTCTTAGAATCAGTTCAAGCCAATAGTGGTTTGAGTGCGTTCAAAGTTGTAATGGATGATTCCAACAATACTCCTGATGTCATAGACAGAAATCAGTTGGTTGGACAGATATTCATACAACCTACAAGAACCGCAGAGTTCATCGTATTGGACTTCTCAGTTCTACCAACGGGTGCTGCATTTCCTGAATAATAGGGAGGTGTAAAACAATGAGAAAGGGGAACAATTTAGTTCCCCTTTTTTATTATATCTAAAAACTATGAAAAAACTATGAAATATTTGACCAATATTCTGTATCGATTTTTCAGTTTGTTTATATTTATATATGAAAGAATTAAACACTTATTAGGAGAACTGAAATGGCAGATATAATCGATCCTTCAGAAATTATGTTTACACCTTTTGAACCGAAAGTTAAGAATCGGTTCATTATGTACATAGAAGGAATCCCTGCATACCTTATTAGAGCGGCTAATCGCCCACAGATTACATTTGAAGAAATCGCTCTTGACCATATTAATACTAAAAGATATGTTAAAGGAAAAGGAACTTGGGATACTTTAGAGATAACTCTTTACGATCCTATCGTACCATCAGGTGCACAGGCGGTTATGGAATGGGTAAGATTACATAAAGAGTCTGTTACCGGTAGAGATGGATATTCAGACTTCTATAAGAAAGATATTACATTTAATGTTTTAGGACCAGTCGGTGATAAAGTAGAGGAATGGACACTAAAAGGAGCTATGATTCAGGTAGCTAACTTTGGTGATATGAACTTCGAAACTAACGAACCTAATGACATTACATTAACACTAAGATACGATTACGCTATCTTACAATTCTAAGAGGATAATATGAGTTTTTTAAGAGAAATGCTTTCTAGCGATGCTAAAATCTCTAGTAAAAGATTTGTTGGTTTTATGGCATTCTTTATGTTGATTTGTAGTTGGGGTGCTGATACCTTTTCTGCATTCGAAGTTAAAGATAAGATATTAGAATGCTTTATGTACATTTCAGTCGTTGGATTGGGTGTTACAGCTGCCGAAAAATTCGGTAAAAAATAGTTATAGTTCTAAACTAAATCATAGGAGTCAAATATGGCTGAAGTCAAATTCCCTACGGAAGTAGTGGATTTGCCGTCTAAGGGTTTACTATATCCAGAAGATAGCCCCCTATCATCAGGTAAAATAGAAATCAAGTATATGACGGCTAAAGAAGAAGATATTCTTACATCTGCTAATCTTATCAAACAAGGTGTGGTTGTTGAGAAGTTATTGGAATCACTTATAATAGATAAATCAATTAAGGTAGATGATTTACTGATTGGTGATAAGAATAGTATTCTAATCGCATCAAGAATACTTGCGTATGGTAAAGAATATGAAGTAGAGGTAGATGGTAGAAAGATAGAGGTAGATTTAACTACATTGAAAGATATACCATTAGATGAAAGTATAATAACTAAGGGTGCTAATGAATTTGAGTTTGAACTACCAGCTACTAAAAGAAAACTTACATTCAAACTACTCACATCAGGTGACGAAAAGACAATAGATGAGGAAGTCAGAGGTTACGAAAAGATACATGGTATCGGTTATGAACTTACTACAAGATTAAAACATCAGATTATATCAATAGATGGTGATACTAAAAGAGCTAGTATTAATCACTTTGTGGATAATGAGTTCTTATCAAGAGACTCAATTGCTTTCAGAGCTCATGTAGCTGAAATTATGCCTGATGTAGATATGACATCAACATATACGGATGTGGATGGAGAAGAAAAGGAGTTCACGGTCCCTATGACCGTTACATTTCTTTGGCCTAACGCCGGAATATAAACCACAACTACACGAACAACTCTTTCAAATAAGTTTCAACTCACAAGGTATGTTCTCTTTTACAGAGGTATACAACATGCCTATATATCTTCGCACATTCTACTTTAAGAGATTACAAAAACATTTTAAAGATGAAGCTGAGGAGATTAAGAAAGCTCAACAGAGTAACAAATCATCCATTCCATCGTACAAAAAATGATTATTCTGATATTTATTATTGAATAATTCCACACAAAAATAATCTTATGGAGAACAGAAATGGCTAGTAGAGAAGGTATGATTTTCAAATTTTTTGAGAAATGGAAAAAGAATAGACTCAATAAATTTGCTAAAAAAGCTCTTAAAGACAATCCAAAATTAGAAAAAGATTTGAACAGATTAGCTAAATCTTTTAACGACTTAGAGAAAGAACTAAATAAGCGATAAGATGGATAATGTTAAAAACTTAAAAGACATAAATGAACAGTTACAAAAAAAGTATAAGCTTCTTGAAGATATAATTAAAAAAGAGAAAGAGGG